TATACTTGTCAGAAATAGTTGTACCAGAGTGCATCATGCTTCTATCTTCCTTGGCGAAGTAGTTAGGGAAATTATTCGTTACTACTTGCTTTGCAATACCTTGTACGTTCTCATTATTGATATACATTATTGTAACAACATCGTCATCATCGTTCGCATTGTTGCCAGCTATATCATCAGTCTGCGTGTCGGCTAATGATGTTTTATAAGTAGCTATCTTTCTAAATAACTCGTAATCTGTTGGCAATGGTGGGTTGTCAGAGGAGGTAGATATTAATACATCTACAGATGCCCCTAATGCCTTGGCTATTAAGTACACATAATAAACTGTATTAGCTGACTGGGTGGAGTTAGCTTTAGATAATGCTGTATCTAATACCATTACTTGTTCAAAGGTAGAGTCGTATGCACTACCGATTGAGATAGCTATAGTGTTATCGTTAGTCTTAGTTACATTCAATCCATTAACATATCTTCTAGCATTATGTATGTATTCATAGGCTGTTTGTTTATTTACTGCATGTGTTGCGTTAATAGCATTGGCTACATCAAATGTATTACTAGCACTACCGTTTAAGCCTGCCTTGGTAGAACCCAATAGGGATATTGCTGATGTATTACCAGCTACTGTAGTTTCTAAAGCATCTACAAAGCTCTGTACTAATGAGAAGTTAGTATTAACCTCACCAGCCTTAGCTTTTGTACCAGCTATAAAAGTTATTAATCCTGTTAAAGCCATTATTTATTTCCTTTCTGCATATTAATCTCTTGTGCATATTTTCTAAACGCTTTGCGTAATGTACTATGGGAAGCTGTAGGTCTATCTGGATAAAGCTTAACAGTTCTAAGCCCACCCATTGAACCAAGTAGTTCGCTTATCCCACTCTTACCCTCCCCTCTAGTCTTACCTTCAAAGATATAAGGTACTGTCTCCATTGAAGACGATTGTCCCATCATTGAGGTATCATAAGGTTGGTAATAACTCTCGCCTCTCATTGCAGAAGCTATAGGCATATAGGCTCTATTCATTTGTACTACTGGTACATTGAATCTGTTAGCCAATAGTGATAGTGCAAGTCCACCTTTATCGTCTACTGACGGTTTGTCAAATCTAATGTCGGTAGGCTTTCCGTTACCATCTCTTATAATAGTTTCGTTGCCTATGTTCATATATTTAGGAGAGGATAAAGTCCTCCCATATCTATCTTTAAAGTTAACCATCTTGTTTACGTCTTGGAAGATAGGAGATAGTGTATTGCCAAAATCTTCTCCACGTCCAGACAATAAGTTATATCCTAATTCAAAAGGAGCAGTCATTGGGTTAGCCGTAAAGCGCTCTAGCTTAGCAGGACTCATCCTACTACCTTTATCAGTAACTACACCACCAAGTTCGTCCTTACCTATTCCTAGGTCTTCTACTTGGTTAGCATATTCTTTTACCCCAGCCTTAGCTGGTAGTAACATCATTGCCTGAGAGCGTAATGGATTAGCTTCTAACTGCCTAGAAATAACTCTAGCTGATTGTGTAGGGTACTTCCAGAATGGAGTAGCCCATGAAGCTGTGTCATATACTTTAGGGTTGATGTAATAGTTACGTCCAATATAATCACCTAACGATTCATCTACCTTGTTATTAAGTTTATTAAATAACTCATCATTGGTCTTAATGCTTTTAATAACATCATCATACTTTAAGTTGTTCTCTTTGGCATAACGTTTAGCTTGTCTAATCATATTAGCCCATCGGTCTGTCTTCTCCATGGTAGCCTCTGCGCTTACAAAAGGAGATGCAAAGAATTGGTTAGCACTTGCATAAGCATCAAACAACGCCCCCTTCTTAGCATGGTGTACGGTATTCTGTGCTGAGTTTTTCATAGCTTCAATAGCTTTACTGCCAGCAAAGTTCTCACCTAGTAGTCCTGAATAACTAGTACCAAGTTCTAATTGCCTAGGTACATCTTTCCAGTACTTACCGACAAACTTATTAGCCTCCAAGTAATCCTTTAGATTAACTCCTTCTAGGCTGTTTAATATTGTGTTACCTATTCTGTTCTCAGCTACCCACTTAGGAGTAACTAACTGTGAGGACTTAAATAGAGAGTTAGCTTTTCTACTCCATGATGGAGGTTGAGATGCTTGCGCCCTTCTTAATGCTTCTAGTATATCTTTATCAACGGCATACAAGTCATTACTATATTTACCGATAGCATCTTTACCTAGAGAGGAAGAAGTTAATCTATTAACCACTTCTCCCCTTTGTTGTTCACTACCACCATATAAAGTCTTACCTAATGCTTGTGATAATGCCTTAGGGGACGTGACAATCTCATTGCCACCAAGAGCCATAGCTTCTTCTGGAGTTAGCTTACGCCCTATTGCTTTACTTATTTCTGCCAATGAATCAACTGCTGATTTAGATTTAGTTGTTTGTTTATTCAAGAAATAGTAGGTATCAAACAGTACGTCACCTAATTCTTCGGGGCTTGTTAAGCCTTGTACACGCTGTGTTAAGAACCCTCTATTCTCTAGCTCATCATTACTAATGGGTCTATCTTTAGTTGGTCTCATAACTTCTGATATATGCTTGATAGAACCATTATCATAAAGCTCATTACCCTTGGCTATTAGTTCTGATATAGCTGGGTCAACTGGTTGCCCACCATAAAACTTACCCATCTCTTTTTTAATATCGTCAACAGTTAAGCCCTTAACTCTATCTGGGTCTACTTGTTCGAGTATATATTTACTAACAGTCTCCTGCCTAGTAACCTCTGGAGATAATCCAAAGTGGGTGTGGAGGTCTTTGTTGATACTATCATTAACTCTAGCAAACTCCTCAGTAGCTTTAATAGTTTGAGGATTACCCTCTCTAACCCCTGTAATGAGGTTACGAGTAATCTGCTTAGGGTCAACACCTTTAGTATTTTTTATATCGTTTAATGCTTTAGTAATTGGCGCAGTTCTAACTTCATTAGTTAGCTTCTGTCCTTTTATAATTCTATTTACTTTGCCCATATCTTCTGTTGGTATAAAATATTTAAGCTCATTGAGTGCCTTGTTTGCTTTTACCATATCTTCTGGTAGTGATATTTTATGTATAGCTTTAACAATCGCCTTCTTTGGTATAAGTTTACCAGCACCTAGTGTAGCCAAGTCCATACCAGCAAACACTGGGTTCTCATAAGCACCTTGACCTACGTTCTTTAATATCTCTTTAGCTGGAAGTTTACCGAAGTCACTTGTCTTTGTATTGTAAGTTGATAGTAACACATCCCCCAAGCCACCCATGGCTTTGTTGAATGGCAATATGTCTCTGGAAGCCTGTGGTAAATCGCCACTTAATGCCGAACCAGATGCTTTTAAATAAGCCTTAGCTGGCACACCAACCGCTTTGTTTAAAGTAGATGCTATATTTTTTAGTTCTTTCTGTGGATTAGCCTTTAGCTTCTTAGCCTCTTGATAACCCATAGAACCTAGAGTAGTTAGCCCAGTAGCTATCTCTCCTAAGTCTCCAACAGCGTTCTGACCTAATCTAATTAAAGGGTTGTCGCTTGCTAGTGGCATATTCTTTAGATAAGAATAATCGCTTTTGCTCAGAGGAGCATAACCACGAGTAGCTAATATCTTCTGGATATCTCCTAGCGACTTCTTGTTGTCTATAGCATATCTTATTGTACCTTGCCTTGAACCCATTCGTATCTCCTAATTAAAACGCATCTTCTTTCGTTACACCAACATCAGGCATTACATAATTGCCTCCATTCATATTCACCACTGGCATCATGGCAGATGGTTGTACTCCAAAGCTCATTGCTCCCAACATTGCAGGAGGTATTTTACCACTAGCGATTATTTTGGCAATAGCTTGTGCATTTTTCATCTTCGCCTTTTCGGTAGTAGCCGTAGCATCTATACCATATTTCTTTAATACGTTGTTTAGGTTAGCTACACTATAAGCATTAGCACCTTGTTGCTTAGATAAGTCAATCTGACCTTGTGCTGTTATTTGTGGACGTATGATATTAGCCAACACATCTTTAGGGTCTTCAAACATTGAGCTTGGTAATCCAGTAGCCTTAGTCATAGCATCAGCTTCTGCTAACTTTCTAGCTGTATTAGCCAATCCCATATCCGCATTATAACCATTCTGTAAATATTCAAGAACCTTAGCTTGTCTCTCTTGTTCAGTAGGTATATTGGCTAGTGCTGGATTCCTAAACGTATTTGCGAATGATTGGTTCATCATAGTGTTTCTAGCATCAGTATCTACGACTTGTCTGTATGACTCTGGGGTATACTTATTTAGATATTCTCTTATTTGATTTAATCTTTCGGTAGCTAATGGAGTTGTCATTGCCTCATCTGGTTGTACGTAACCACCAAGGCCTAACTTTTCAGCTAGAGATTGTGCAACTTGTTGTTGAGGAGAGTATTGCTGACCTCCACCATTACCAGTAATTGTATTGCCTTGTGCATACTCTGCGTTTTGAGCTGGTGATCCACTAAAGTTATCAAGTATGGGTATGCCAGCATTTTTTAACAATTGCTGATAACTTATATTGTTACCCATACCCCCAGTATTAGAGGATTGAGGTTCAGCCTGTTGTTTATTTGTAATTGGTTTTGCAATAGGCTTTGGACTTGCCTTAGCTGGTGGAGTTGTTCTCAATGCCGATGGTTTGTATGCAGGGGCGGTAGCTTTATTATACATGTCATAAGCCTTACCTACTCCTTGTCCTACTAATTGACCACCAGTAATTCCAAGCCCCACGATACCTAATCCTTTTAATAACGCTGGATTAACCATAGGGGCTACCAATCTAGCACCAGTACCAACTTCTTCTGCCAAGCCACCTAGACCAGCAGAACCTTTTTTAAATAGAGCAGATAGTATATCATCTGTTGCTCCACCAGCCTTACTAGCAATACTCTTGACATTTATAGGTCTTGCATTTGCGAAGCCACTAGTTCCAGTTCCAGCCCCTATCTTTCCAGTAGGCGTTGAACCCTTTAGGTGATTACTTAATAAAAAATTTATATACCCTCTTGGGTCAAATGGTAAATTACTGCTCATTACTACCTCCAAATAAATCTGTGTAACCAGAGAAGCTTGGATTAAATCCACCTCCAGTTGTACCGCCACCTTGTTCGGCTCCGAATAATTTCATTAACAATGCCATGATATCTTCTCGTGATAGTTGTGAACTATTAGAACTTCTAGGGTTTGCTAATGGGTCTTTTTTCCCCATGGTTTGTCTCTTTGCTATAATCTTTTGTCCAAACTCAGTACCGCCCATAATGTCACCAATCTCTTCTCTGCTCATGCCAGTAGAAGCTTTACCCCAGTCGCTATACCCAGCCCCAGTTGTGTCACCAGCTCCTAGAGCAGTACCCCAACCAGTGCGTCCTGAGTAATTCATGTCTGCATTAGGGGTCATTAAGCCATTAACACTACCCTTTAGGGCACTAGATAATACGAGCGACCCACCAGCAGTAAGTGGAGCTAATGCGAATCCTAATGCATCCATCCCACCATTGGTAAGTGCTTGTTGAGTTTGTTGTTTTCCCTTCCAAGAGTTGAAGTCATTCTGATAAGCTCTATCTTGGTTAGTTAAATCCATCTTATAATTTTGGTCATCATACTGTTGAGGTATTTGTCCGTAACCGTACAATCCCTTGTACATATTCATTGCGTTATATCTTCTTTGTAATTCTATATCAACATCAGTCTCGTAGTTCTCGGCTTTGTTATATGCTAAGTCTGCAAGCTTACGTTGAGCAGTTCTATTAGTCATATCTTCTCTGTATAGAGATGGTGTACCATTAGTAGTACCAAACCTACCGTAGTTCTCTGCCATGGTCTCACCCATAGCATCACGATAGTCTATATCAAAATTGTTCTTGGCTCTACCGTAGATATCTCCAAGTCTAGAGTTGATATCATTCTGAGTGTTCTCGTTCATGACATCTATTCTAGGGATGGTATCATTCATACCCTTATAGCCAGTCTCCATTAGGTTACGTGCGTGGGCTACATAGGGAGAGTCTTCTTGCTTTTTATAAGCTTGTAATTCTGGTGGTGTCTTTGCCATAGTTATATGTCCTCTCTTATAATTGAATAAATTAATTCATCATAATATTTTTCTTGTCCTAGTTTGTTCTTAAATACTAGATTACTTTTTAATGTACCTTCATGTTTAAACTTTAAATCCTTTAATAGTTTTACTACTCCAAAGTTGTGTTGAGGTACAAACGCTACAAGGCGTTTTAAGGGGGGTAGATTTTCTTTTAGGTAATCTAACATATACTGACCTAGGTCTCTGCTCCTCTTACCCCAGCAGTGCTTCCTAACTGCGCAATGTAGTTCTGCTGATAGGATAATATTCCCTATAGGTTTAATATGTTCTAACATAAAGAAAGCACAAACGACATCTTCATTATCTATTATAACATATATTTTATTTTTTTGCACGTGGTATTGTACATAATCCATTATATTCATATCACCTACGGATAAATCGAATATCTTATTCTCTTGGTCTTTTAATAACCTATATACTTCTGAGATATACTTCTCATGCTCTGGAGTCCATTCTACTTCTATAGCTTTGTAATCTACCATTTAGACTCCTCCGTTTGGATATCATGTAGTTCATAACCATACATCGCCATGCCCTGCGTAGTACCTTCTGCTGTCATCTCTAAGTTACCACAGAACTCAACTTGCATTTGCTGGAAGTAAGAGTTTGCTAATGGGAATCTATATGTAGTAAACCCAGTATCACTCCATTCGTAGTCATCCCATACTGTATCAGTAATGAGACCATCATCATCACTCCACACCAATGCAGATTTCAATCCAGATTTATTTCTTATTCTTCTAGACTTATGATTATCTAGACCATCTCTATAATTCCTAACAAAAAAGTCCTCATTAAAGTCTTCTGCTATTTGAGTACGGAACTCTCTTATTGATTGATAATGTGAGCCATCCCCAAAGTCATACCAAGGGGACTTCCAGTAGAAAGGTATCTTAATGTCACCATCAAACGTCAACCCACTAAACTCTTCTAGCACGTCACCATCAGCTGTACCTATATATACTTTACTATCATAATTAAAAGCACATGTAACGTCTTGTGGCACTACACGTCTTAACCATGAGTTAGTTTGGAAATCATATACCATAGCTATATTGCTACCAGTACCTTGCACAAATGGCATGTACATAATTAACCATCTCTTACGAGGAGAGGCTATTGCAAATATACTATTAAGATTGCTATTGTTTAAGTTATCAAAAAGATTACGAACCTTAATTGAGAGTTCATCACCTACGAATCTATCACTAAACATATTTCTTTTCATTAGTGGATATATGCCTCTATTCTTTTTACTATATACATAGTAGGCATTATTGGTTACTATAAAAGATTGTTGACTATCACAAGATATATCTGCGAATGGGTCTATCTGCCAATTAGTAGGGTCACTATCAGTACCTGATAATAGGTAGCTAAAGTCTTGTCTATGGATTACTAGGCTCTCACCGTACAATCCAAGAGCCAATATATCAGAGGTATCATTATAGAATGGGTCGAAAGCACCAGCTCCATATTTAATATCCCATCCAAAGAACTTACCTAGTTCGGAATAGTAAAGGTTGTTATCGCTTCCACCTACCATCAGTCTGCCTCTATATACATTAAGAGCCAACCCTCTGATTGGTTTGCTTACTGCTGAGTCATCTGTATTCTTTAATGTGGCGTTACATAAGCTTATTTCAGTTAGGTTATATGTTGCTGTTGTAAACGTAGTAGTAATATTTGTAGTTAATTTTAAATGGGTATCGTCTGTAATTTCTTTTACTATATAAGTTTCATCACCTACTATAAAGTATTCACCAACGTGAAGCTCAGTAGTGAACTTAGTTGATATACCAGTTACATCGTCATCTCCAGATGTACCAGATATAGAACCAGATAATTGAGTAGCTCTACCTTTTTGGTAGTATACCATATCATCAACCCCATTAGATATAACAACACCTAGCGAGAATGGAACTATAGAATGACGAGTAGTATCAGTAGGGAATGTATACTTTAAATCAAACTCCGCAGTAACAGGATTATATTCATATACTTCACCATCAGTAGTAGTAACCATCATATACTTAATGTTATTAATATGATACTCACATCCACAGTCTACCGTAGCTGGTAATGTATTGCCAAGCTTGGTATTACCCTCCATAGACTTTAGACCACCAAGTAGAAAGTACTCTACGTTCTGGCAGTCAGGGGTCTCTGTCTTATTAGGGGATTGATTGATTGTGCCAATTGATGATACTGTGTTCAATCCACCAGTTAGGTTATCATATCTAATTCTTCTACCCAATGCAACTACCTCCCAGCTCTAGGGTTGTAGAACACGCTCAACATTGATTCTTGTAGTGAAGGTATCTTGCTATTAATATCCAATCCATTAGGGAAGTCAGCAGTATGATTGCAACTAGATAACATAGAGCGATAAAGTTCCTTATATCTCTTGTCGAAGAACTGAGACTTAGTGTCGTTAATATCTGCACGTAAATCTTTACATACGGCATATACTAAAATATCCCTATATCTTTCTGGGATAATAGGTTCATCATCTTCTGCTACCATCTCCTCTATATCACAATTGTTATTATCTTTAGCACAGTTGTAAGTAAGGTATTTAATCTCATGAGCTAACCCATCATTACTTTGGTTAGGTACTGGGAACATCTCTATCTTCTCATTATAAACTCTATAATAGATTGGTCTACCTTGTGAGTTACGTGGTAGGTATTTCCAGTTAGGGTTATATAGCAAAGGCGCTGGGTACTTCTCAGGAACTATATATTCTATATACCCATTAACCATAGGATATTTATCTATCCCTTCAATTAAGTATAAAGTATTAGTACGTTCTCTGAATGTCCATATATCTTTTTCGTTGATAGTAATCTCGGTATTAAGTTGGTTAAGCTTTCTCTTTACTCTCTTCCCTTCAACAGTATCGTTAAGGTCTGCGAAAGTATCAGCTTCCTCATAATACATCTCTGATAGTATATCATTACATAGTGAAAAATAATTCTTTGCCATTTCGACTCCTTATCAATTAGGGAGAATACCTAGCCGAAGCTAGGCAATCCCAAGTAAACCGCTACTAAGATATAGAGCAGAAACCTTTGATAAGAGATTTAGGGTGGATGATTTCATAACCATACAATTCCAACGCTCTTACGATGTCAGCAAAGCTATCAGGGTCACGAAGTTTTTCAACTTTGTCAAACTGGTTAGCGAATGTGATACCCATTTTTGTACCAGCGATATAAGGGAACAATGAAGTTGTTGCACCAGTTACGCTAGAGATTTGTGTATCAGGGTAGATTTCAAATCCAGCAATTTGTTTTCTTTGACCAGATTGTAAGATGTCATCCCCAGCTACAGTTGGGTGAGTTAGGTGAGTTGACTTCAAGAAAGTCCCATACAACTTAGGAGATACTGTCAACATAGGAGCTAGTTGTTTAGCATCTTCTTTGTTGCCTTTGAATAGGTAGTAACCCTCAGCGTTCAATACACCTTTCTCTGTCAATTTGATTTTAACGTCAACAACAAAGTCGTATACTGTAGAAGCAGTTACGGCAATAGCTGAACTAGTCGTTCCGTAAGTTTCAACATTGGTGTTAGCGAAAACAGCTTCTTGCAATTCAAGACAAATCTCATCTTGGATTTTTTGAAGACCTAGGTTTAAGTAACCTTCAATCATATTGAATTGGGATTGAGCTTGTTCGATGTCGTTGAACTTGAACCCTACGTTTTTAGACTTGTTGATAACAAGAGTTTTTTGAGTAGGAGTTACGCTAGACACGTCAGCTACAACACCTGAACCAGTAACGATGCTATCTGGGTCTGGAGCAGAAATACGTACTGTATCTCCGAAGCCTTTGATTTCGCCTTCCCATTCTCTGTTGGCGTAGTTGTTCAAGAAGTTAGTCATCTTCTTCTCTTGTGATGCAAGCTTCTGAGACCAAATCTCAGGAACAAATGCGTTTACATTATTAGACATAATTTAATTCCTTTCTTAAATTCTATTAAACGTATGATACTTTGATTACTGCTGTACCAGCTGTCAATGAAGCTGTAGCAACTGTCAAGTAAACTTTGCGAGATGTAGCAGAGTATGTAGCAATTACATCCTCGGCAGGAGCAATACCAGTTCCTTTAACTGACGCAATCGCAGTAGCCGCGACCGTTGCAGTCGAACCAACCTTGACGGCTAAAGTTGCAGAACCACCAGATGTTAAGTCATCTGCTTGGTTAGACAAAAATGCTCTTGTCAAAAACTTACCAGCTGGGACTACTAGTCCAGTATCTAAGTCTCCTATCGCTACTCCAGCGCAGTCGATTGTAATTTCTTTAGTAATCTCTCTTATTACTTGTGGCTTTCTTAAAGCTTGATTTGCTGTACTCATTTATAATTCCTTTCTAATTTATTTTGCCTTCTTTGTAAAGACGTTCTATTATATGTGCGTTTTTATCGAACTCCGCAGTACTCATATTACGAATCTGTTCTCTAGTAAATACTTTATCAGTAGCCATATCGTAACCGCTAGTGTTAGCCGTAGCTATTGATGAAGCAGAACTTACTCCAGTTCTATCGTTCTTAATAGAGTCAACCTTGCTAGCTTGCTTGCCCATCTCTAACGCTTCACCATATATCATAGTGATAGCTTCCATTAAGCTGGATAGTTGTTGCTGAGGGTTTGTCATCGTGTTGTAGTTCTCTTTGATAAAGTTACCTACCAATTGATTAACTACTGGTGACGCCTCTAGGATTGCTCTGTTCTGATTAACAAATTCTCCTACACCTTGGCTTATTCTAGCTTCTCGTATTTGACTCTTGCCTGATTGAACTTCTTGGAATAATTTTTCACCTTCCGCTTTCCATTGGTAATAAGCTTTAGGGTCTTTGTTTAATAGTTCTTCTGATGTTTTATCTACACCATTAGGGGTATAGTCAACTCCAAAAGTATTACAAAGTTTAATCCATTTTTGTTGAGCCTGATTGTCTATAGATGCTTCTACAGAGTCTAGGTAGAAATTAGAGTCGTCCTCTATTCCTAATCTATTTCTTAACTCCAAGGCTTCTTGTTCTTTAACTTCGTATTCTCTAAGCTTAGCTTCAAGTTGCTCTTGTGTTAATACTGGAGTGGTAGGCTTTTCAGTTTCTACAACTTCCTCAGTAGTTATTTCATCAGGAACATTTTTTGTAACTATCTCTGAGTTATTATTTTCTTCCACTACATCAGTAGCTGGAGTTTCTGTTATAACGTCTTGTGTTACTTGTTCTACTGTCGGTGCTTGTGCTATAGTTTCATCCATAAGATTACTCCTTACCTAGTTGTTCAAACGCTGAATCAAATTCTGTTACTCTTGAATCAACTAATGTAACAACGTATTTAATACCGTCTAGGAAATCTCTTGATACCAACTCTCTGTTGTCTAGTGATAGGATAGAGAATACATGGTCGGCTAAAACTTTCTTTAGTTCTTCCCATTCTTTTTCCTTACCGAACACGAAGTCTTTAAACGGTTTAGATTTCTCTAAGGTATTCTTAATCATTTTCTTTCTAGCAATTGCTTCCGCTTCTTCCTGCGCTCTTTGTTCATCAACGAACATTTCTTCTGTTTCACTCATACAAAAATCCTTTCTTGATTTATTGTGGCAACTGTTCTGGTTGCTCTTGTAATGCTTGTGCCATATCTGGTATGGACTTCCCTATAAGATTCTGCATATCACCTACAAACCCATTTTGGTTTTGAGGTTGTACGCCCATCTGTTTAGCTTGTTGTAATATCTTAGAGTTAAGATTCATGATGTCAAATATCTGGTCAGTGCCTTTGAAGTTAGCTCTGTTCAATATCCATTTCAATATCTCGGATGCGGTCTGTACATCCATCAACTGAGACAATGATTGGAAAGCTGGAGTTCCAAGGAGAGAGAATAGTTTCTGTATATCAGCTTCTCTTTCAACTTGTGATTGGCTACCACCAATTATAAATGTATATCTTCCATTTCTTATCTCGTCATCAATCTTGGCAAATGCTGTAGACCCATCATTATTTGTTATCTTTATTTCTTTTTCTTCGGTCTCCATAACTCTTTTGAATAGTGAGTGGGTCTCAACCATAGGTATAATGATTCTGTTAATGAATAGGTTAGCTTCTCTGTTAATCCTCATAGTAGCACCTTGCTGGATATAAGAGGACTCACTAGCAGTACGCACAGTACCCTCTGTTGACCCTTGGAGGTACTGGCTAATACCAGTAGAACCTTCCATTGAATCTCTAAAGAACTTTTGGAACTCGAAGTTGCTCATGCCTGATGAGAAGTCTACCTTCTGTGGAGGTTGACCACCTAGTGTTGCTGGGTCATACTCTAATGGTTTACCAGCTTCTAGTTTAGTATAGGATTGGAAAGCCCCCTTTGGTGCAATGAACACTGGATTAGTATTCAGCTCCCAAGCCTTTAAGCTTAAATCCATACACATGTTTTCTACTTCATTAATAATATACACAGGCTTCAATGGAGATTGTCCACGTCCTGTGTCTGGTCTATCTAGGTACGAACCGTACACGATAGGGCATTTAACATATTCACTCTCTTCGAGTTGAGCTAGGTATTTACCAGCTACGACAACTATAACAACATCCTTAATTACTTTACCAGTAACTGGGTGGATGTAATCCCCTCTGTATTCTAATACTTCTACAGTTTTCCCTAGGACTTTTCTATCTTTTGATTTCTTCTCTTCGTGTATATCAACAGTCTTTGGAGTATTTGATATTAACGATTCAAGTTCAATCCTCTCTTCTTTTGTAAACTTGTACAGCTGGTTAGTTAATACATATTGGATAGGAATAAACTCTCTAATAATCTTACCACACATATTCCAGTTGTGACGCTGTGACTTATCAAAGTATAAGTTATGTGGGTCTATTCTTCTTATGTGGACATGTGCGTCCTCTGATTCATATACAAATGATTTTGTAGGTTCACCAGTCAACTCATCCATTACTATGGTGGGCTTCTTAACAATATGCTCATCCCAGTGGACAAACATTGCTCCTTCACCTTTAATAGTCCAGTCGTCTAATACTGCGTCTAAACTATTCTTTAGGTACATCTTGTTATAGTCGTATATCAACGAAGCCTTGTACGTTGCTGATAGGTTGTTACTACGTAAGTCTTGACCTTCTATATCAAACATTCCTTCATAGCTACCGTATGTAGATTTACTTATAGCGGACGTATATGTTTTATACTGCTCGTATAAGCTAGGAATCTTTTTAACATCTTTTTTATTTCTATTGTAATCTGGGAAGAGTTCTCTTAATAAAGCAATAGTGTCTCTTCTTGGTTGGTCTAGGTCATCATACCATTCATTAAACTTATTGTTAATATCTTCAACTATCTCAGTTCGTTTTAGTTTTCTTAATTCTTTTTTTGAATCGCCATCATTAAGGTATATACCCATTAATCAACTCCATAATCATATTTACCACCGAAGATGTCCATCATCTTACCTTTGTATTCAGTTACTGTTAAATCCTTTATAGGGTAGTATAAACATATTAAGTAACTACATGCGTCTATAGGGTGTCCTAGATATTTAGCTTTCTCATTAGACCTTAGCTTACCGCTTGATATTATCTTAGGTCGAGAGCCACCTTCCTCAGTCTCTAGGGTATCTATATTATATAACAACCATTTACATTGAGGGTGGATTAATATATTGTGAGAACCGTTGCCATCTTTTATCATAGTGTTCCAACAATTGATTCTCCATCCTATATCAGGGTTCTTGTTCATTACCCTGATGTCTATATTTATGAATCCATGCTGGGCTAGCGTGTTCTTTAGGATTATATAATCGCTACCCTTTGTTGTATCACTTCTACCAGATGCGTCTCCATTTATAATTATAGCATGGTTCTTATACTTTGTCAATAGCTCCGCAACTAATCCTGCACAAAATTCTGTAGTTGTATGTTGCTGAACAATCTCATGTAGGTAATAAACCTTGCCATCATAGTGTTGTGCGATGTACCAACACATAGGGTCTTTGTTAAAGTCACAAGTTAAATGGATAGGAAATGCTGGATTAATCTTGATAGTGTCTTGCACTTGCTCTTTGAAGCTAAATCCTTTTGTGACCAATCCTATTGTACTATCAACGTCTTCGCCCAATACATTTATTCTATAGTATTCTTCTGAATAGGATTTCTTTAATGTGTCAACGAATCCATCAGGTAGGAATGTGTTATCTGTAGTAGGGGCTATGATTCTTCTAAAGTTTTCCTCTGGTTCTTTCACAAACCTTTCATATATCCAACCTCTAGACTTCTCTGGGTTTGTGTGTCCGAATAGTCTATATCTAAAACCATCTCCCCATTCAGGGTTAGGTGCTTGTCTAAGTCTTGATAGCAACATATTAAAAGTAGACTCAGGAGTATCACTCACCTCCTCAATCTCTACGAACCCTAGGTTCAACGATTTAATCTTATCTGGTTCTTCTAAGTGACGGAATAGAATCTCACTACCATTGTATAAAGTTATTTTATTCTGAGACTTGTTATGGGTATATTTAATCCCCATCTTCTCAAAGTGTTCTAGGTACGAAACCATTGTGGTATCACGTACTAGCGATATAGTCTGCGCTCCAACCAACCCTCTAATCTTAGGATACTTTAGACAAAGCAATGTGCCTAATAAGCTACCAGAGAAAGTCTTTCCAGACCCGAAGCCACCTTGGTATAAGGCTATGTCCATCTTCTTATCATGAGGAACTTCTATGAACTTACGTTGTGCTGGTAGTAGTTGGTATTCACAACTCATTAATTACCTAGCCCCCATATTACTGCTACTGCAAAGGATATTAGGATGAGACAGAAAAGCATCTGTGTCCACTCTGGCACATGTGCCAGTATATATAATACGAAGCAAGCTCCTACTAATACTACGAATGTAATTATAAAAACTTCTAGCATTAAATACTCCCCTCATCTAAGTTGTTGATAATAATCTGAGGAGCTTCTAGCCTAGCCTTGTCAGGTTCTATCCCACAGAACTTAGCTATCTGTTGTAGGATTGCTGTAGCCTCTGTAGTCTTGTTTAGGTTATTAGCCTTACCGTATTGATAGTACATAGCCCTTAGAAGCCTATCCTTATCCATACGTTGAACTTCTGATACCTTTTTAAACTGAGCTTCTCTAACATCTATATAAGATTGAATCTCATCATTAGCCAGTAGGTCATATGCTATTGTCCTAGCATCTTTCTTATTATACCCTGCCATAATAGCAGAAGCTTCTGGAGAAGAAGTCTCTAGGAATATATCTATAAATTGTAGTTGTTGTTCAGTAAGTGTCATTATCTTTTATATAACCTTTCCAGATACCCAATAGCCTTTTGTTTTTTATTAGTCTTTACCTTCTTCATTTCAGAATAGGTATTAGTAACTGAATATCCGTCCCACCATATCAATACTATTGTTTGGATTGTTTGTGAGACTATTAATACTAAAAGCTTTATGGTTTGTGATATCTTGAATAACATAATTTCCTTTAAAGAAAACTCTAGGGTTACTGCCAACCTAGAGATATACAGCTTACACTAGGGGGATAGAATATGTGGAAGTGACAGTTTCGGTATTGAGAAAGTACTAATATTTTTTACCATTAAATCTAAACTTACCTTTGTTGACATATACCTGATGTACATCAAATGCGTTATCATCAAAGTATATTACATTGAATCCGTTTTGCCAATCAGGAGTACCCTTGATATATTCTGGGTTAAGGTCACAAGCGCAACCATCTTCCCACCAACCAAACGTACCATTCTTTGTAGTCTTGCAATAGCTACCCATACGATGTGTATGACCTGAACAGCCGCTAGCATTACGCCTATCGTATTCTGCCTTAGCTGAGTAGCTACCGTATGCTCTTACTACTTCCCCATGGGAGAACTCAAATCCATTTAACATATAGCTTGTCTCTACAAGTTCTATACGTAGCTTCTTTAATTGTAGTAACTCTTCAAACGATAACGCTCTTAGTGAATGGAGGGCTTTAGCGTTCTTCCAAAGATAGCGTCTTAGTCTATCTTCATGATTACCCATGATATATATCATCTTGGCATCTGGACAAGCCTTACGCATCTTGCGCAATATCCCTTGCAATATATCTAGCTCCTCTTGTAGCCTTCCTTCTCTCAAAGGATTCTTGTCGAAGCTAGATAGGTCGTAGAAATCTACCATATCGCCTTTAAGGATAATTTGGTCTGGTTGTTCTTGTTTTAAGAAATCAATTAATTTATTTACCATCACCTTATTATGATACGGTACATGCAAGTCGTTTAGTGAAACCACCTTAATTGTGGTTGTTGGTACTTCGCCTGTGTTCTTAATATCTTTCCGATACTCAGCAAAGTAACCTTCAATAATTTGTTTATTAACGTCTTCTGTTTTAATTTCATTTATCCTGTCCCTGAGTTTTTCCCTTGACTCTATAGCCAATGAAGCGAACTCGTTATATAACTTATCTTTAATTGTGTCTACCACAGTTTATACTCCTACAACAATCTCTTGTACTAATTCGGTAAGCGATGGTACTGAGTCAAACAATCTATTTGCAAACTCAATAGGTGAAGTTAGGTAGTCATTAATTGTATTAAACAAATCAATTGCTTCTAATGAAGAGTAGCTATACCATACTTCCAAATCTTCCCCTACTACTTCACATTGAATCTCATTTCCTATAGATGAGAACTTTAAAGAGAGGTTTGATTCTCCAGCTTTTTTTACTAATTCTAAAATCATACTTGGTCTATCTCCTAGTTGTTGTAACACATCCTTAGTATACCATATAGCTTATTGTTTGTCAACCCTTGACATTTAAAAAATATATGGTATAATGGTTGTACAGCCAGTAGGGATATTGGTTGTGAGATTGAACTCATTCTACGGCTCACACTGGGGGTTAACCCACAGTTAGTGAATCTAACGAATCAATTAAATAGCATCAACGACCCAAGGTTCAGATAAAGAGCGTTGGGTATGATAGTGTAAAGAACCATTAGGGAAGGAAACCTTCTTTCTTTGTATATATGTATATATATTTCTTTCTTAAAGGATAGGTAAAGGAGATAAGAATCTATTCTCTAACTCTACTAAAGGTTAGAATATATAATAGCTCTATTCATCTATTTATTCTCTGTCTGAAATAGGGTTTTGTAAGTGTGGGTGCTAACCCCCCACTATATACGCCCCTACCATGTGCTATCGATGGGGAGGGCGTTACCCCTTTGTCTAATAAGGATAGGGGAGGCAACAACCTAACTCACACACACATAACTCTACACAGTTTAAGTATATCACTAGCCGATATATATATTTCAAGCTTTAATATATTCGATTGTTTATATATGGTTTTATGTATATTGATATTAAGAAGATATTAAGATTGTAGTTTTGTCGTTACAATTCTTAACAAGTTCTTTACATATCATCTTTATGTATGATTTAATTAACCTACTTAATGATATATTAAGTATTATTACAAACCAACCTTGAAAGTGAGGTGGTGGTACAATTGATTCAAGCGAATAAGATTCGCACAATTTGTTAAAATTGCACATTGACAACTGAATAACTGCAAATCATACGTTACATAAGTAACTGCGAGCATTGTAATACATAGGTAATAATGGAGTAGAGACAATGACAAGTAAACAAGAGACAAGAGCAATTATTGAAGGTTATCACAATTTACCAATACAAGAATATTGTAGATTAAAAGCGATTATGGTTGAATTTGTAAGGCTTAATCAAGTCATAACATTTATGAATTCACCTTATAATCAGGTTGTACAATATGAAAGTGATAATTAGTTAGTAATTGAGAGGGGACAAAATAATGGGTAAAAAGAGACTCCAAATTGTGTCAGTTAGAGCAATTAAAGACAATTACAATTCATTTTGTATTGTTTATAAAATTGGTAATGATACAAGCCTTGCAAGGGTAGATGTGAGGGGTAAAGAGACTATATATCAATCACTGGAAAGATATATAAAAAATGAACTTAAATTGAGTTTAAATAGTAATATCGCAAAGGATTATTCAAGTTATAATTATGATAGTGAGCTAGAGAGAGACAATATAATTAAATCTTTAATATTGCTAGATAATTATGGTGAGAATTTATACAATCCAAAAATTAAAGAATATATATTACAAGTATGAATATTTCAAGCGGTTTAACCTAATAATAAGGTTGACCGCTTTTTTATTGAGGACTGCCGAAAGCTAGTAAAATCAATATTCTTTCCCTCTTTACCGTAAAAAAATAATTACTTGTGGTAATATAGATTTATACCAAGGGGCGAGTTAATCACTCGGTTAACTCAAACCCCAAAGTATAAACAAATAAATAGGACTTGTCGAAATATCAAGTATAAAAAATACTACTACTAATCTATTTACTAACTAAAATTGAATAATGTAGTAAGTGCGTGGGTTTCCACGTAGAAGGTGAGTTTTTTATGCGCTTAAGTAATAGGGCTAAAAAGCGCTTAATGGACAAACTCAACTATTGTAAGGCTATCAATTTAAGTATGGAAAACACCATTAAAAAATTTGATAGACAAGTAATAAAAGAGTATAACTCCATTATCGGCTTGGAAAGTAAAAAATTAAAAAGTGCTAGTTTTGTTACTATACCACAAAGAGCAAGAGTGACAAGAAGTAATGAGCTAGGACACTACAACAAAGGTGACTATTATTATAGTGATTTGAATTGTGTTTTTCAAAGGGCATAAAACGACTAGGGGAGGGCAACTTCCCCATTTTTTTTAAAGGTAGTTAACACGCCACAACGAAGCGCACAAGAAAAATTGAAAAAGTTTTATACAGGATTGCGTAATTCCCCTCGGGTAGCAAGTGCATTTTTCAAGCTATGTTTTAAGCGTAAAAAACATGCAAAGAAAAACAAGGATATTAGTTTAACATGGGTATATTGTTTGCACATAATACCTAATAGAACAGCGGACTTGTAATCCGCAGATGTAGATTTGGAGTTCTACATAGTCTTTTTCTTTTTAATATAGAAAGGTAAAATTATGACAATAAAACATACTGTAAAATATACAATCTATTTAGGATTGAACAATAAAGACACAAAGAAACAAAAATATGACGATAAAACATCGTTATCAATAGCCAGTAATATACTGCTAAACGAAGGCATAGAGTGCTTTACGGCTATTACTTGCTACGGAGTTTATAAGCATGATGATGGAGTAGTAGTAAACGAGACTTCTCTAAAAATAGAAGTAGTTGACACATCTATAAAAGAAATACCTAACTTGCTAAAATACGCCTTTAATCAAGAGTGTGTGTTGGTAACGAAGAGTATGATTGAAATGGAGTTGGTCTAAATGGAAGCAATAATATTTTTCTTTGAATGGATATTACCGCTTATACTCCTATGTGGAACTATATACCTAGGCACACATATTGGGAGTGCAAATATTTGGTCAGGAAGGGACAATATAGAATGAAAACACTTACAATTAACGATACTAAAAAGCTAGATAACTCGATATTAAACATCATGTTATTACTAGCCAAAGAATCAGAACTGATGGAAGCCAATGCGTCATGTACATATAGATATATGCACGACAATGGCAAATATTATAAGCTAACATTAAATTTTGAAGAGGTAGAAAAATGACAAATTGTAATAAACCTAGATGTTATTGGAGCGGACAATTAAATAGTGGCGAGTGTGAGTGCCATATGGCTAATACAATATCACAAAATAAAGATTATCTTGCGGATGAAACACTTATAGGCATGCTAGAAGAGGGTAGATTTGAGAATAGCTCAAAGCTAGTTGCTGATTATATATCTAGAAGGCTACAAGCTTTTACTGGACAAGATAGAATTTTTAGATTAATAAACAAAATGGTTGCTACTAGCAAGTAAAGGAAGGACTAAATGCTTAAATCACAACAATGTGCAAGATGTTATGGCATGTTTGAATCAAACAAGGGTGCGCACATCAAGCATACTGAAAAGACAAATGAAACACCTAAAGGAACAAAGCAAGAATGGGTTTGTTTTACTTGCCTCGAACAAGAAAAGAGGTAGTAAATGGGCAGAGGTAAGAACCGCAGTAGAAGGCGAGAGAAGGAGCGACAGATGGGATTCTTTAACAATCAACATGGCGGTCATAAGATAGTAAACCTAAACCGCCATCCACATTGCGCTAACAATGGTAGTGCTAGTGAAACATTAGTAAAGGCTAGTGATGCGTTCAAGGATATTAGGAATATGTTTATTCCAAAAGTGCCTGAGATTAGTAGCTTAGTATTTTCTGAATTAGCTTGGGTAAAAATTAATTGCTACATCAGATTAGTAGGTAGCTACGAGGTGACTGGATTCGGCAAGATAGAAAATGGAATCATAACCGATATCAAAATAATTAAACAATCAATCAAGTCAACCCTAGTTGATTCCACATGTGAACAACTAATGGAATTTATACGAGAGGTTGGGGGTAAAGAGATTGCCAAGTGGAGTTTAGACTGGCACTCACATGTTGAGATGGGTACTAGCCCAAGCGGTACTGATACTACCAACTGGCGAGAGCAACACGAAGCAAGGGATGGCAAGCAATTCCCAGTAATGATTATCAATAAGCGAGGTAGCGTATACTGCCATTGCTATATGGGTGATGGTGATAGCAAAGCTATTGATGTCAAATACTTGACCCCTACCTTTACGGTAGATGAACTAAGGGCCATCTATGATGGGTGTGCTAAAGATGTTGAAGAAAAATGTACACGAACATCATACTCGTCACCAACTTATCCAAGAGCTACTAACTTTTATGGGCAAGGATATGATGATGGAGGTTATAACTATGCCCATGGCAAGTGCGACCCCCCAGCTAGTAACAAGATTATAATTCCCGACAGTGCAACAACTCAAAAGATTACACGCACAACGAGTGGGGTTGAAATAGCTGAGGACTTATGTTGCTTCTGCGGTGAGGAGTTGTTATCACCTACTGAAAAACAAAATACAGTATGCACATCATGCTTTGAAAAGTATAACTGCGAGGACGTATGGGTTAGTAAGTGTCCAGTCTGTGGCGACGAGATGGATGACGATGAAACTAAGAACGGTATATGTGATGGGTGTTTGGAGGAGCCATCAACTACCGAAGATAAAAAATAACTAGAGAGCTTATAGCCTATGAGACTATATAACTAGATGATAGACTAGATAAACTATCGAGCATTACAATAACACGAAAGGGGATTAACATCATGGCAAGAACAACAGCAACATTCAACGTAGAGATTAACTCTATGTCTGGAACAAGAACAGTAGCAGTAAAAGTAGGTACAACTGTATCAGCTTTCAAATCTGCAAACGCTATTCCTGCAACTTCAAAACTATTTGATGATGGCGGTGAATTAAGCAACACATCTATTCTTGTAAGCCAATCTGTAACAGTAGTTACTGCTAAGAAAAACGGCTAGTCAATAGCTGAGGTTAATTTTAATAGAGGGATGGGCAACTGTTCCTCTATTTTATTTAAAAAGGAAGAAGGTATTATATGACACGAAAGAAAAAAGTTGAGTCAACTTTGACACTACCATTCGGCAATCATGTTGATGGTACTCATATTGGTGGCTTTACTAAATATAAAATATTTGCATGGGATAAGCCAGTTAGCTGGAAGAACTATACTACTGGTGAGTTACAAACCCTACCCCACTTAGTTTTCTGTGGGCATAGTGGTGGTAGCATTAGGCTAGTGACCAAAGTCGTAGACCTAACAGACAAGAAGGAATATGTAATTAACAGATACCATTACCACGTAAATGTATACTCATCTATCGAGACCAATAGTGTTAGGATAGACGGCAAGGGTTATAAAATTTATTATCAAAACTTTTGTACTGGGGCTAATGGAATCCATGGGGAGCAGTTGATTAAGAACCCAGAGATTACGGCTCTTACTTGTGCTGAGATATTGAAAGAACAAAACATAGACAGCCCAGCTTACGATTCATCTAGGCGGTCAGTCCATATAGGATGTCTTGATAGAATTATATGTGATAAAAACGGTACGGCTATTGACCCAGCTAAGGCAAGCTACCTATCATTAATTAAAAGATGTAGCGATAAGGCTATGCTACCAAAGATATACCAAGAACTTGCATCAATACCAAAGAATAGATGGTACTACAAGCATGAGAATGAAACATCTTATCGAGTGACTAGCATCAACCCTAAAGGTGCTAGTGGGTTGTCTAGTTACTATCCAATCATAGATAGCAACGAGGTGGCTGAGAACCTAGGCGAGTTACCTAAGCAAGAGGTTGACATTGCAATACTGGGATTAGGTAGTGCAGGTGGTAACATAATAGAACAACTCATGAGAACCACTATGGTTAGTAAGTATTTAGTATGTGACTTTGATATGGTAGAGAAAAAGAATTTACGCAACCAGCCATTTAACGCAGAACATATAGGTTATGACAAGGCATACTCAACCCACCATTTAATTATGCAGAGGTTGGCAAAGGGTGGTGACAGTTGCATCCACTTTAAATCTAAGTTCCAAGAAATACAATGGAAGCATTATACTACTAAGTATATCGTACTAGGATTTGATTCAATAGCTACTAGACTTGAAGCCTTTAAGATGGTTGCTGATGGTACAATCCAAGCTGAATATATAATTGATACAAGGTATGATGACCTTGAAGCGTCAATATATTTTGTTGATGTTAAGGATAAAGTACAGATGGATTACTACTACCAACAGTTGCTAAGTGATGGTAACATATTGGAGTCTACTACCGCCAAGGCAGAGGAAGGAAAATTTAAACGATGGGACAAGAATACCATTGCGCCATTCGTTGGGATAGCGAGCAGGATGGGTGGCTGTGGTGGCTCTCATCATTCTGTAGGCATAGAGATGGTGAAATGTAACTGCTCCTCTCCATGTGGTAGCACTGAGTGTATAGCCCAGAGGGTTAGAATATTCAACGAGTGTAAGATTCCAAAGCATATAGTCGATGAGTTTGTAGCGAAAAGGCAAAGTTCAGCAACCCCAGTGGTTGAGACAACATGTGTTAAGTGGAACATAATAGATATATATAAGTTCGCTTCAAGCTATGTGACCTGTACAATCAGGGAGATACAGGACAAGCGACCTAAACAATTCACCCACATTGAGGTGACAACTGATGGGCTACCTAAACAAATTGTAATGAAGAAATAGCGCAAGTGTGGTTGATGTAGTGACTAGCTTTATGTTTATTTCGCTTAAAGTAATGTTGATAGTTATATTTCTTTTCTTTCTTTTACCATTCATTACTATTATTCAGAGCTACGCTAGAGACGATAGAAGAATTACACTAAACGGTGAGGAAGATTATTTGTGGCGACCAAGACCTAGTAACAACTACAATATAAAATACATTGCATCTAAATATATTCATGAGCTAAGAGAGATTATTAAAAGCATAAAGGAGGAGTGATGGGTTACTTAAACGACATAAGAAAACAAGAAGCAATCAAGAGTGAGATACGATATACTAGAGATAACTTTAATGGTAGCGGTACTAGTAGAACTCTAAGATATATCGAAGCTATGAACCAATACAAATACTCCACTGATATTACATTCTACTTTGATTCATTAGAAGAGTTAGATAAGGATGGGTATGCTAGGGTAAGAAAGATGTTGGCTATGGAGTCACTATCAAACATGTCAGTCATCAACCATCCTGTATGTAATGATGATAATATTGATGAACTCACCAAGGGCATGATGGAGGATAGCGATTCTACTACTGATTCATCATCCTCATTAAAAGATTTAATTAACAAAATGAAAGGGGATAGGTAATACTATGGGACTATTTAAAAAAAGCCAAGAGGAAATCTTGGAGGGTAGGATAAGAAAGTTGATGGGTAATCAACCATATAAAAAAGAAATCGAATCAGACCCAGATAAATTTGTGGTAGCTGTAATGGAGCAGGACATATCAGTGGCGTTGATAGTAGATAAACACGCTACAACTCCTGATGAATTTGCTAAGGCTGGTAAGATGTTATCAGAAAAGTTTAGCGAAGAGGTAAGCAATAAGGTAATGGAATTATATGTAGACTTCTGTGAGAAGTATGGGGTTACACCATTTAAGGTCAACACCAAGGCATGTACCCAACCGTTTACTGGCTACTACTCCAAGCTATCTATGGAGAAAATGATGGGAGGAATACTAGATGGAAAAGGATAAGCTATTAGATGGGTTACTTGATGTAGCCTTACAAGAACTTAATAAGAAAGTTGATGAAAGAGTTGACAAACTCCAAGCTTCAATCGAAGCAAAGGTTGAAGGGGTTGAGGTAGGATTAAGGGAGCGTATAGCTACGCTCGATAGTTATACTACCCAAGCACCATTGGTTGTCAACATAGGTAAGGTAGGCAAACCAAAGAGCAAGGTTGTCCACTCGTCACTCGATTTGATTATGAGGATTCTTAAATCAACTAAGCGTAAAGAGAAGAACATCATGCTTGTAGGTGGTGCTGGTAGTGGTAAGACACACCTAGTATCGACGATAGCAGAAGCCCTCGATAGGCAGTTCTACCCCATGAGTGTAGGGTTACAGACAACTAAGTCAGACTTACTAGGGTTTATAAATGCGACTGGGAATTATATTACTACCCCATTACGCAAGGCGTATGAAGAGGGTGGGGTATTACTACTAGATGAATTTGATTCAGCCCATGCTGGTGTTGTTACTATACTTAACTCGTTACTAGCTAATGGGCATTGCTCATTTCCCGATAAGATAATTACAAAACATCAAGACTTTATTTGCCTATGTGCATGTAATACTTATGGTAAAGGTGGGAGTATAGATTACGTTGGACGTAATAGGCTAGACGGTGCAACACTTGATAGATTTATAATGGTAAACGTAGGGTATGATACTCAACTCGAAAGAGCGTTGACTAACCATAAGCCTTGGGAAGATGTTATATATAAGATAAGGGAGAACATTGCCTCTCATGGAATCAAGATGATAGTATCACCAAGAGCATTGATGGATGGGGCTGACCTACTTGATGAAGGTATATGTCTTACTGATGTATTAGATATGGTTATCTTTAAGGGATGTGATGATGATATAATTGCAAAGCTTATGGATGGCGTAGACCTAGAGGATTTTAAATCTATCCCACCTAAGTTTTTAAGTAAGCTAACTGGTACTACTCATGAGCATAAATCCAAGGAGGAATCTGGCTCATCGCCAACACCCTCAGTTTCTGTTTATGGAAGGACAGGAGGAAGTAAGTCTAAGCCTTGGTACAATATTACACCACCACCCTACCCAGAAATGTTTTAAAGCAACGGTAGAGTTTAACTATAAGACAGAGCAGTACAGTTATTATAGTAGGTGCAAGTCAAAACAAATATTTGAAGATGGTCTAAGACTTGGTGATGGATGGAGTCCACATATTGGTGGAGATATATTCATGCCAACTAGTGACACACACTTTGACTATAAATCATCAGTAGGCTATGAGAAGGCGATAGTGCTACTTAAAAGTTTAAAGAATACTTACAGAAGTGATGGGTCTTTTAGGATTAAAGTATTACTTGTGGCACCAGAAGGTCACAGTTCTGTATACGTACTAGGAGGTGGATAATGAGTAGACTATTTACTCACAATGGTTGCAAGGCTATAGAGTTCAATGGCATGGTTGACCATGTAGAATTTCTAGAAAGTAATAATGGTAGCCGTCACCACCACCTGAAAGCTATGGCTAGAGAAGGAGATTTCTTTGGTTGCGATAACTATGAAGAGTTAATAACTAAGATGAAATATGGTGATAGTAAGGCAACAGCCTCCCTGTTAGATAAACTTAAATCATCCCAAGTCTATAGCGATATAGACAATGGGGTTAAGATGGATATAGATGGGTTCGCTTATGACATGGGAAGTGTGGTAAGTGGTGAGCCTGAGTGTTGCCTATCTAGTGGTAGCCCACAAGCCAAGCCTTATATAAAAATATTTGTAGACCAAGGATATAGTGGGCATACAGATGTAGATGTTATAAACAATAGAAGTGTGGGGATTGTTAACCTCGTCACATCATTACAGACAATGGGATATGTTGTTGAGTTAGTAGTAGGCAACTACGAAAGAGGGACAAAGATATATGGGTTCACTAAGTTATCAACTGATAGCCTATGTGTTAGTCAAATAGCAGTAGCTACATCGCCATACTACTGGAGGTGTGGTAGCTGGATGACCACTATGATGTTGGGCAAGACTACTGATACTGGTCACAGCCTGATGGACTATAGTGACATAGAAGCTATGGAAAAAGAGGGATGGTTCTATATAGGTGGAGGTTATACCGATAGCAAGATGAATAGTTTATCTACTGGGGATGATGGTACTGAATATATAACAGAACTATTCAATAAATATTGTTCAACTAGGGGGTTGAAAAAAGAAATTTGTATGGTATAATAATCATATAGAAACAAAAGCGTATTACACAAACAAAATGAAAGGGGTACGATATGGCGTACGGCAGTCAGCCTTATGGCGGTGGTGGTTATCAAAAACCACAAGGACAATTTCAAAGTGGAGGATACTCAAAAACTCCATACCAAGCACCTCCAAGAAAAGAATTTAACTTGGAAGATGAAGCTAACAAATATGGAATTGTTTATCTGACACTAGTAGAGCAACTTAAAGCAGTCGGTGTATCTATCGAGGATGTAAAAGATTACCTTGGTGGATGGACTACAAGCTTGAAGATGAATCTAGACAAGTCAGGTATGTAGCAATGGAAAGAAAACCAAAAGCTTTTATAATACCTTCTTGGCTTTTGGAAGCAATAGAGGAGCGACCAGACATTCTGGTTGCCCTACTAAAGCTTTCTGTTGACCAGAGAAGTAATATTGTTAAGATAACTTTTGATGAGTTGGCAGTTACTTGTGGCTATGCAAACCGTAGCGGTGTGTGGAAGGCCATATGTAAGATGGAAGATAGTGGTATGTTAAAGAGATATAGCAGAGGTTATATCAAACTAAACCTACTGACATTGGTGTAGAGACGATGACAGAAAAGTATAGAGATAATAAGATTGGCTCTGTCGATTTAGTCAAAGAGTTGTTAGTGAATAGATACCTACTATCATCTATACTTTCATCTCTCTATCGAATCCAACAGGCTAATGATTACAATTTTAAGGTGTTGATGGGACAAGCAAAAGAAAAGAAGAAAGAACAGAAAGAAAATCCCCTTGCCCCTAAAGAAAGAAAAGAAATAAGAAAAGAAAAGAAGCGTTTACTTGAAGTTAACATAATCGCTTTTGAAAAGTTCTCCATAACTATTGAACAGTATGATGCTCTTGTAAAAGAGTATGGGGTAGAGGTAGTAACCGAAGCCTGTGTACTACTGGATGGTTATCTAAGAACAAACAATAGTAACTTAAAAGATAGCTACAAGAAATTAAAAGAGTGGGCTATCCACCAAGCAATGAAGAACAGACTTAATAGTCTACGGTCTAGCATAGTCCAAGCTACAACAGAGATAGACTATATGGCTATAGAGGACAAGGCAACTGCATTGAAGTATATCAATTCAGTACCAGCCCATAGACGCAACATAGATAGCAAGGTAAAGTATTTAATAGCTAAGTTCAACTTAGTAGAAGGGGTAGAATAAAATGGGGAAGAAATTTTTAAGATTTGATGATAAGATTATGACCATCAAGGGTGATGACATATCTATATCTGATAAGCTATATGGTGGCATCTATACATTAAAACAATCACAAATGATAGGGTTATACTTAGAGCCAATAAAAGAATTTGATATGCCGAGTAAACTATATGGTGATGTAGTTGGTACTGAACCACAAGATGGATTACTTACTCTATTAGATGGACTCTATTCATCAATAAAGTTATTTGTATTTACTTGCAATGAGATAAGAAAAGTAAATGACTATATGATTCATAGACCATCAAGAATAAAATATCTATTTGAATATACAACTCTAGACGCTCAGACTATAGAGGATATAACTAACGACATGTTGAAGAATAAATATAACGTTCAGAACATGTGTGTGCTTGCAGATATATATAGCACCTTCACATACGACACTTTGAAAGCATTGATAGATGAATGTAACATGTTAGGGGTGTCCCCTGTCGAAGCAATAGACGGTATGAATATCAAGATGGAATGTAATGACATAAGAACAAGGGACGATTATGAGTTTACTTTATTCGACAAGGATGGAAAGGCTACCCATACTAGAGAATGTTTTGATACCAAGATAAATCCTATAGGTTCTATGAGATTTATAGAAGTATATGATGAAAATGGCAAATACAAGAGAGTATGCTACGGTAGGGACAACCTTATCGGATATGATAGAGATACTAAACTGTTCTCGTTTGCCACACCAGAGGGAACTCTGGTAATAAAGAGAAGAGAAATAATTATACCAAAAGATATTAGTGGTATAATCTAATGATTATAAACAAAGCATTATACAATTACCATGGGATAGTGTCACACCTAGCATCTGGTGTAAGCCCAGAGCATAACCTAAAGTACACAATCATAAAAGCTTTTGGTCAGTGCGAGGTAGTGGATGATACCAAACCAACTGGTAGAAGATTAAAGAAGCAGGACATGACGGCATATGCCCATAGTGGTTTGTCATGTTATGTGGACGCTGAGATAAGCGTAGGTGACAAGGTTCTAATAGTAGGAAAGATTATAACCAAGTCAATTAAGAAGGGTGGAGTATGGCGATTAGAGCAATGTATTGAAGCCGAAGAAGTTTACAAGAATGAATGGGTAAAGTATTATAAAGGAGAACAAGTATGATTAGTATTATTTATTTATTAGGGTTTGTTATTACATTCGCATGTGTATTAACTATAAGCGTTAAGTATTTACCTGAGTATGGTTGGAAGAATTTTATTTACAGTACAGTTACTGCATTAATATTCCCTGTGTTTTGGATTTACTTTCTGCTACCAAAAAAGAGAGTATAAACTATGGCTAAGAAAGATACTATATCTGTTATACATCACAGTGTGTTGTCTAGCCAAGATGTATTAATAGCTTACTGTTCTACATTGTCAGAAGAACGAGCCAAGCGTGCATATAAGATGTTACGTGAGGAGTTTGAGGTTGACCGTAGTAAAATGGTTAGGTTTAATAAGCATGGCAACGTAGATGATGGTGGCTTAATCAGAATGACTACTCGTCAATACAACAAGATGTTAAAAGAATGTGGTGAGTATAAGTTCCATTGGTTAGTTGACTGTGTGTATGGTTATGTAGAATTTATCAAAACCCAAATGGAGGCTGGTGACGCTAGAGCTAAGAAGCAATACAAACTTTATACAACAAGTTCTTGCTACCCTAAACTTATGAAGGGTTGGGTAATGGATAGGTATAAGCGTGACGCTACTCCTCCTCCTGAAAGTATGAGGGCTGGTAGTATAGATTTCTATTCTATAGATTGTGAGCGTAAGGCATTAGAATATATATCATCGTTACCACAAGAGTTACTGATAGATTCAACCCCAGAGATTGAGTTCTTATCCACACGTTACCCAAAAGTGTTAGAGTATATACAAGAGGAGTTAAAGTAATGAGCAGGAGTAAGCGTGAACCTTGGTGGGTTGATGGTTACGGTAGCAAGGGTAAGATAAAAGAAAAGCGTTGGGCTAACAAGAAAGTTAGAAGGTCGGCTACATTGGCTGATGGCATGGAGTATAAAAGATTATATTGTTCGTACGATATATGTGATTATAAATGGTATGATAAAGATAATAAGAAAGCAGGAAGAAAGTAATGGCAGATATAACAATGTGTGAAAACCAAATGTGTAGCAAGAGAGATAAGTGCTATCGTGCAATGGCTACGCCAAATGAATACCGTCAGAGCTACAGCTACTTTGTCCCTATAAACGATTGTTTTATCCCATATGACATAGAGGTAGGTAGTGATGAGTAACGAATATAAAGATTGGTTACGTGACCATGAGTATGATGTAACCAAGGCTATGATAGACCTAATGGTTGGCGACATAAAGATATGTATCTATTCTTCTTCAATGAGCAGGGATGACGTTGAAGAGATGTATAGAGCGCAAGCAGTCAAGGAGGTACTAGGTGACGATTAAATATTTTTATGATATATGTGGTGAGGAGATAATAGACTCCCAGCATCCATGGGTAAAGATGGAACTACACACTCCACCAATGTTAGGCAGACTGTTCAGTAAGACAAAATATATACGGACACATTTATCTTGTATTACTAATACGAGTAAGCTTAAAAAATTAACAGGAGATATAGATGGAGGAGAGTAAGTTATATAACAATGACGCAGAGATGGAAATACTTGGCGCAATGTTGGTTGACAATTCCAATATAGCCTTAATAAAAGCGTTGGTTAATACTGATGACTTCTTTCCTCGTAGCCATAAGTTTATATACTCAGCTATAGTATCTATATATGATGAAGGTAAACCAGTAGATATGGTTACAGTCAGCGAGCAACTAGACTTTGACGATAAGCTTACGGCTGTAGGTGGTAGGGCTATTATCAATGACCTAGTAGTTAACTCTTGTTCTCCATCAAACTATAAATCTTATTGCAAGATAATATCAAACTACAGCAAGAAGAGAAAGCTGTTAAAGGTTTATGAAGATTCTATATCCTCATTAAACAATAATACAGATGTTAAAGATGTAGCCATGGAAAGCAAGATAGCCATAGAGGAAGTTATGATTAGTAAGTCTAGTAATAACTTAACCCACATAGTAGATGGTGCATCAGAAGTACTGGAACAAGTCGAAAGGATTATGACCAGTGACACAAACATACTAGGACTACCTACCCCATTCAATACATTGAACAAGATGACAAGTGGATTGGTTAAAGGCAGGCTTTATATATTGGGCGCACGTCCAGCAATGGGTAAGAGCGCAATGGCTATGCAGATAGCAGATACTATATCGGTTAACTCTAATGTAGTCTTTGCTTCTTTAGAGATGAGTACTACTGAGTATACACAACGTAAACTATTCTCTATGTGTAAGACTAACCAAGACTTATTGTCAAGCGGTATGGTTGGTGAAGATATATATACTAAACTTATATCAGCATCAGAAGAGATAGATAAGTTAAACCTATACATTATAGATGACGCTAACTGTACTCTTAACTCTATAGAGAATGGCATACTTAATTGTATATCTAAAAATGGTAGCTGTGAGTTAGTATGTGTTGATTACCTACAGCTTATGTCTAGTGATGATAAGAAGAGGAGAGAGGATTACGACATCGTAACTTATAACTCTAAAGGTTTAAAGAAGTTAGCACGTAAGTATAACGTACCAGTATTGGCACTATGCCAGTTGTCTCGTAGCTTAGAACAACGTATGGATAAACGTCCTGTACTATCTGACCTAAGAGATAGTGGAGCTATAGAGCAAGACGCTGATGTAGTTATGTTTGTATATAGAGAAGAGATGTATGACCCAAGAGAAGATAACAAAGCTCATGCTGAACTTATTATAAGAAAGAATAGACAAGGTAGATGTGACGTTATACCTATGATATTTGAAGCATCGGCTACAAGATTTACAGAGAGAAGGTTGACGAGATGAGAATACATAGAGTAAATGATATAAACTACCCAAGGCGTAAGCCTACCCCTATGCCTCCATTTAGAGGAGGTATTGGTTATATACCAGTACTACCTATGGCTATGGGTATGGCTGGCGGTGCATTGGCAACATGTTTAATTATAGAGTATCTATTAAGGTTAGCAAGAAGGGCAGGACAATGATATACAGTATCTACGGTTATGGCAAGATGAAAACAGAAGCATCTATCGGCTGTGCTATAAGGGCATTAGGCAATGGCGAGAGTGTATTGTTTGTTCAGTTCTTAAAAGACGGTACTTCAACTGAGGTAGACTACTTTAAAGGTAAGAATAATATATTAGTAATGAATGGGGATGTAGATAAGATTACACTACCAAGTAACTTAACAACTGTAGATAAGTTCAAGGCTCAGAGTCTTTATAACCAAGTAGATGAGAAGTTAAAGGATGACTATGGTCTAGTTATACTAGATGAAATACTTCCTGCTGTTGATATGGGATTGATTACTATAGAGCAGATTGAATATCTAATATCTAAGTGTGACAAGATGTGCATTGACTTGTTTATGACAGGCAGAGTTAGACAGAAGTCTCTACGCTTAAAGATAGCAGAACTTAGTGATGTATGTACTGACGCTCATTGTGTTAAGCATAATCATAATTCACATTGTGAGAAGTGTGGGAAGGATTATCCCTATCACTATACTTATTGCTGTGACTGTGGCGCACAATTAGTTGAAAGCAAGGAGGCTAAACTTGGTCGTGACTTTTAAAAGAACGCTGAACGGACGCATGGTTCATTTTTATATGGCATATCAAAATATGAAATCTCGTGTTAGAAGAAGGGAAGAGATAACTAATGGTTTATAAAAAATATATCGCACCGTTATTTACTGGTACTGGTAATGGAAAGTTTATACTTAACTTAAACCAATACCGTAATGCACACTTCCGTAAGACCAACAATGCCAAGCATAAGTATAAAGAGTTTATGAAGGCTCAGATACTAAGGACTAAAGGCAAGCTTAGTAAATCCTTATTTATATATACTGTATACAAAGGGGATAAGAGAAGCTTTGATATAGGTAATATAGTCTCAATCCATCAGAAGTTCTTTGAGGATGCGATGGTTGAACTAGGTAGAATTGATGATGACAAGTTTAGTAACATCCCTATGTATATAGGTTGTTATGGTGGGATAGATAAAGATAATCCTCGTGTGGAAATAGTGGTAGTAGAAGTAGGCAAAGGATTTAAGGTAAAGGTTCTTAAATTAGTAGCGTCTATTCTAGAAAGGCTGTACTAATGCTAGAAGGAATTATTATAGGAAGTGTACTAGTAGTATCTTTCCTAGTAATGATGAGCGAGTAAAGGAGAAGAGGAATGAGTAAGTTTGACACATTAATCATAGACATCGAGTCGTATGTCTACCAAGCATGTACATCGTGCAAGACGATAGTGCCAATGGAAAAAGGTGAGAAGAATAAGTTTGTTGAGATATACGACTTACGTCTTGGGCAAGAATATATTAACAATATTATCCAGCAGTTCAAGGATAAGTTTATCTGCGGTAGTGTAGTATTAGTTATCGGTGATAAGAACAATAACTTCCGTAAGGGGTTGAACCCAATGTATAAATCGGCTAGAGGTAGCAAGCCTTTAATGTATGATAAGTTAATAGACTGGATGGTAGGTGAACATAATGTAGTTAGCTTGCCTACCCTAGAAGCTGATGATATATGTAGGATTGTATATGAGGATGATGATAACTTTAAAGGTGAGAAGTTAATCATAACAATAGACAAAGACTTCTATTCAGTACCTTGTAATCTATACAGAGACAACCCTAAAGACCGAGTAGTAGTTCAGGTAACTGATACTGACGCTAGGTTAAATGAGTTTGTTCAAGTAGTTATGGGTGATAAGACTGATGGGTATAGTGGTATACCAAACTTCGGGGAGAAGAAAGCTAGAGACTTTATCACGCTTACCACAACGTGGGAAGATATAGTTAAGTTATACATAGCTAACAAAACTACAGAAGAGGAAGCCATTATGAATTACAATATGGCACACATAGTAGGGAAGGATGATTATGATATTAAGACGTATAAAGTTAAACCGAGAACTCTACCTAAAGCAGAAGCTAAGGAAGATAAGAAGTAAGTATAATCTATGGTTTACAAATGATGATTGGCAAGAGACAATAGAAAGGATGAGGTTGAATAGTGGGAATTGAAGATGAGATTTTTAATCAGTTAGTTAGATTGGATATACTAAACTATATACCAACTGACGGAATAGTCAGCCATGAATGTACATGTTGTGGGGCTACTGCTAGTTATAAACTTAGCGATGAAGCTAGTGATGCAATGGACAGTGATAGACCGTACCTATATATATGTGAGCAGTGTTACAAAGATGCCTTGGAGATTCCAAGGTGGCAAGCAAAGAAGGGGTAACTATGAGTATAGGACAGAAGTTTGACAATGGTAAGTTGGAGATGGCAGAGTTCTTCTCTCAGTTTCCTAAGTCCTTAAAAGGATTATGTACGGTAGCACAGTACGGTAAGATTAAGTACGGTGAAGGCAATGGCAATGTTAACTTCAAAGAAGTACCTGATGCAAAGAAGAGATATAAAGATGCAATGGTGCGCCATATGATGGACTATCTTAATGGTGAGTTCATTGATAGCGAAAGCCAATGTCCCCATCTATTCCATCTACTATGGAACGTAGGGGCTTTAATAGAGCTTGACGCTACTGCAATAGCTTTTGATATACAGAAAGCACTAGACCCAAAAAGGATTAAGGACTTGACAAAAAGAAAATTCAAGTTATAATATTAATGTAAACAAAGAAGGTAGATAGTAGCGCAGTTAGTCTTCTGCGAGATAGACAAGACACGTAACTGTGTCGACAACCAAAAAGAACTACCTATTCCAAAGTTTTTTCTCCTCACAATACCTCCTCCTCTTCCTCCCCAAGAGAGAAGCCTCCTTCCAGAAATGGTTGGGGGCTTTTTCTATTTCAACTTGTAAGTATTTCTTAATAGTTCTTAGCGAATCAGCATAGATTTAATACCATCTATAATAAAGCTACCTATAATAGTTATTGCTCCGCAGAATCCCATGAGATAGTTTTTCCATCTCTTAATTTCTGCTATGTCTCTTTCAATTGCTTCAAATCTTTTTGCGTTCTGGTCTCTTATATCGCATACCACATCATATATTAAATCTTCTTTATTCATCTTGTCTTATCCTTATGTCTACAACTCGTATAATCGTTTTTAATTGGCTTCGACTAGTTGTTTAGGAACTATCTATCGTCAGGCTATATAACAAGCCTCTACGTGTCTGCTAGTACCATATCCTAGTATACCCTGTTTTCAACCGCACTTCTTGGTCTAGTTTGCCGTGCAAATTGTTGCATGAAGTTCATATTAGGTTGAGGAACAGAAAATTCCCTTGCCCCATCTTGCTGAGGCATCAACCTTCTAAGCATATTATTTAATTGTTCTCCTGATGGGATAGGATTTATTTGTCTTACTCCATCACCTTGTGGCATTGAGCCGTATAGGTTCATTAGGGTTTGTAATATATCATTTCCTCTATTGGGTTGAGGTTGGTGTGCTGATAAGTATGGTGAGTATGGGTTATATTGTCCGTCCATTATTATTCCTTTCGTTAAGTTCTAGTTATACTTTTTCTAGGGTACGTCAGCTGTCTATAAAGTTCCACAATGGTTACATTGTCAGTTTTCTTCATGACGTGGTAGCCAATCATTGCTTGGAAATTGGCAGTAGACATGTTATATGTTTGGGTTGTTGATGCTTCTATTGCGTGTAGCATAGGTATGATAGTACCACCTTGATATATATGTTTGTCTACGTATAAAGATTTTAAATTTGCAACTGTAATAGTAGTATCATAAGCTACGTTATTTAACTTCAATAAGCTTTTGAATGGTACATTATTAACTCCATTAGTTGTAGTTCTTGCTATCTTTATTTTAAGCTCCCCACATAAATCTAAAGTGTCTTGATTGTATGAACCGTAAGGGAAGGCTACATAAGGAGTGCCATCACTAAACCCATTAGCCTTTAGCCAGTCGATACAAGTTTGTAATTCAACTCTCTGCTCTGCCTTAGTTAGTTCAGCTAAGTGTTGATGAGTAGCTGTATGGTTTGATATTATCCATCCTGCATTATGCAATTCTGTCAATTGTGCAAGCGTCATATAGTTGTTGTTTCCAACCGAGCCTGATATTACAAATACGGTGCCTTTTATCCCTCTTGCTTGCATATACGGAAAAGCTTCCGTATAGACAGAGGTATAACCATCATCAAAAGTAAAAACACATTTAGGTAATGACTTTTGATTAGCCGTTATGTTATCAATATTTATTGTAGAATTTGTCCCTGTTTTAGGTGCAATCGTAAATTGTATTTTTTTGATAATGTTATTAAAATCAGGTGTACCCCCACCGACTGTGAAATCTTGCTTATAAATTCTTACTTTATTCCAAGCGTTTACAACCAAATCTGCAACATTTATACCCTTTAAATAATAATTATTATTTGTAGCATCTGTGAACAAATATACAGAAGATGCACTAAAATTATCATCAATATACAAATCGAACTCTATGTAGGTGCTATTGTTTAGATTCAAATCCGCAGTTTTATAAAATCTGTTAAATCCTGCCGAACCTAAAAGAGTTGTCGCCTTCAAAGATGATGTTCCACTCGTAAACTTAGTAGTGTCGGCACTAAGAGTAATGCTATAGCCTCCAATAGTCCAGCCAGTATCTCCACTATTACAAGCATCTAAAACACTTGCAGGGATTTTTATAAAGTTTTGTGGTAATGAATTTCTAACCATACCCACCTACGCGTTCGTTGGTTGGACGTAAACAGTACACGCTTTATCGACAGATATTTTAACGAAGTTACTTATCCCAGTCATTGTTGCCCATGTGTTAGTCATAGATACTCCAGCTACTTGGCTTGCGTAAGCAGTCCCTCCAGTTATAGGTGCGCATTTAACTATAGTAGTTACTGCTGTTCCCACTACTGCATACCATATAGAATTAAATCCTGCACAAGGTATCTCTGCACTATCTCCTGCACCAGCAAAGGTTAATAGAGTAACTGCACCTTTAGACATCTTGCTTACATCAATAGAGTCAATGTCGTCCTGCAATCCAGCTTCGTTTATAGCGTGCTTTACTCCTTGCTCTACCATTTTAGCGGTAGTCTTATCTTGTTCAGATAAATATATTTCTATATTATCATCTACGTTTTCATCTAATATCTCTGTATAATCTCCAGTTGCCATTTGTTATTTTCCTTCCTTTGTGTTATCGTAATACCATTTAACTTTATTCCTAATGTAATCTCCACACTCATCTTTTCCTAGGAGATTTAAATATGGGATATACATTATATCTATCTTGCCTTCTTTTGCACCATGCTCGCCAGAGTCATATTCCATGTGGGTGTAGACGGTAGAACTATCTACCTTTATTTTGTATTTCTTACAGAGTTCTGCAATCTTCTTGCAACCAGCTTCAATCTGAACTCTTGTTATATTACTATGACTTGTAAGTGTATTGGTACTAAACCCAGCCATACCACAAAGAGCTATCCCGATAGTTCCTGTGTTGCCTAATGCACAATGCTGGGCATAATTACCATCCTTGCAATCAATGTTATCTTCAATTTTATGGTAGCCATTATGATAGTTACCTTTATCATCCACCATTATATGATAGTGTTGGCAATCTAGGTTATTAGGTCTAGCATAACCTGCCGTCCAATGCCAGCAGATACGGTTGATACCTTTATTTGATTCTTGTTTTTTTGGTGTTGCCATTTTTATTAGTCCTTCCTAGGATAATCTTCACCTTGAACTCTGTGTGCTTTCGACCATTAAGGTCGTACGAGTAGAGCCAACCAGTGACGCTACTCTTAACCCAATTCGTAATACTATTTAAGTAACCCATCTATTAACTTTAGATTGATAAGCTTAACAGCTTCATCCCTTACTCTGTCTAGAATAGTATCTAGATTCTTTTCGATAACATCAGCTATGAAAGATGGAAGGACGATTCCTTTTTTCTTTAGCAATGTTTCGGCAACTGCTACAATTCTATCAGCAGTAATACCTAGGTCTAACTTGTCAAGAGTTACTACCCCTTGCTCGGCTAGCTTCCTTGCTTGACCTTTAACTTGTGATAACACAACCTTTTGAATTAATTTATCAAACATACCATGCTCCTTTCGTTTCGCAATATGTACCTTTATAATTATACCACATTGTTATGTGGATTACTAGCCTACCAAATATCATTGTTAATATCCTTTAGCCTCCCACCACCATTCAGTAACGGATCTATCTCCTTCATTTACAACATACAACGTAGTAGCACTAGTACTTGCACCTGAACATAAACTTGGTGCGCCCGAACCATTAGCGTCTGTGGCTACTTTACCAGTCAATCCAATCCAGTCTTGCCAATAACCAAAGCTATAATAAAATGGAATATTAGTAGCTCCACCAGCAGAAATTGCCGAATTAACATATCCATTTTGTTTTATATATCCATCTGACCAAACCTCTACATAGTTAAAGGCATCACGTTGCGTAAAAAGTACTTCCATTACTAAGTTCCATTTAGTGCCATCATATAAAAATTTAATATATCTTTTTGGAGATGAGCTTGCTATGAATCTTGCAAGATTTGTAGCAGATAATACAGTACCGCCTTTATAAATAGCCAAAGCACCCCCACCATTTACATTTAAAGTTGGGGCTGACACAACACTCCCATTGGTAAACTCTACATTTATTGTAACTCCAGCCACAAGCGTAAGTCCAGATATAGTAACTTCTTTTGCACTTGTAACACTAGCCGTAGAGCAAGTTCCATATAAGTTATTGTTTAAAGCAATAGATTTAACCTCATTTGCGCCAGCATTAGTAGTGGTTATATTGACCCCATATCCTGCTGATATTTTATTACCTAAGTAATCTGATGTAGTATCGGTAGCAGAAACTAGCACCTTCCCAGAAGTACCAGATGCACTGTCCCAAGATGCTTTTTGCGTAGGGGTAACATAACCTTCATTAGATGCAGAGACAACACCAAGCTTTGTTTTAATTGTAGCATTTGTCTCATCTCCTGTGTTCGTATTAGATGTATTACTTATCACTGTTTTCTGTGCGTCTGTGCAATATCTTTTATTAGTACTGTCTGCTATGTCGGCAGTAGATAAAGTTATATTATCTGAAAGCGCCTTTGAGTTTACTGTAGTTGTTTTAGGAACTAACAAACCTATAGACGTGTCAACTGCTGTTTTAGTATATGTTGTAGCCTGATTAGCCTTTAAGTTCAAAGCTGTTTGTTGAGCGGTAGACACTGGCTTGTCAGCATCTGACGTATTATTCACGTTACCTAAACCTATATGTGCAGGAGTAGTATTGTGTGGATTCCCAGTTGTCTGTGAATGACTATATGCTGTATCATAGTTAGATTTAAGGGTAGTTGTTAGACTCTCTTGGATTGCATCAAGTATTGTTTTATTACTATGGGTATGAGTATTAGTATAGGCTGTATCGTAGTTGCCTTTTAATGTATCTGTTAAATCATTAGTTGATAACCCCTTGCCAGCAACCTTGTCCACCTTGTTGCCTAATGCTGTAGCGGTAGCTGTAGAGATAGGCTTATTTGCATCACTAGTATTATCTACTTGGTCTAGTGATAGTTCTGTTTTATCTACAGATATTGTTTGAACATTATCAACGTCTACTATATCTATACCAGCTCCCTCGGCTAATCCCTTGCCTCTAGGTATTCCAAAATTAAAGATAGCATCTTCTATAGTTCCTACATTTTCTACCGTAGGGTCAGCAAAGGTATCAATAGAAGTAACTTCTCCTACTGCTATAGTACCAGCTTTACCTCTAGCTCCTGTAGTTCCTAGCTCCACAGTATACACAGCATCTCCGTCTACTGAAATTGTAAACTCTGAGTTCTGTACGTTAATTGTAAATTCTTCGCTCATTGATAACTCTCTTTCTTTACTGAGTACATATTCTATATATTGCATTACTGCAATCACTAGATGATATAATATCCTTTTGGTTGTTTAGGTCTAATCTAATTACTAAATAGTAATCGCTAGGGGCAAAGGAAGTATCAGCAGTTAGTAGTCTTAATACAAACTTACCTTGAAGGGGATAGGTTATTTTACCTATAGTTTCTTCATCACTAGCTTCTGTTATTGTCTTAGAGAAGATAGGGGTCTGTGAAGCGTATGGTGCTTTCTTGGCTTCTACTACTACAGTAGCCCCAGTTAAATCCATCGCTACCCCATCTGCTTTAAGCGTGAAGTCCTTACTTAGCTCTTCGCCCTGTTTAACTTTTAATATTAATTGTGTCATTACCTATCTCCTTATAAACCTGATGCTACTGGAAACCAGCTGTACACTAGGTTGGTAGTATTTTGTGTCGGTTGTGCATAGTACCAAGTACCAGCTTTTATTGGGACTAGACCAGATGTAGTTATGTGTCCTTGGTCTCCATTACTTGGACTCATTATTTCTGTGTATGTAGAGTTGTCAGCACTAACGGATAACTTAAAGCCCCATGGTCTTTCAATATATATATACCCATCAGACAATGCTTGGTACTTATACT